CTCTATCTACAAGGTAATGGAAATCCCTGGTCAGGGAAAAATAATCAAAAAAGACACATTTACAGCGTTTTCTTGGGTTGGTGATTTGAGAGATTTAAATTTTTATTCAAAGTCCAAAGACCAACAACGAGACGCAATGAAAAAACACGGAATCATTATTGAGAAGTTAGAAACCAAAGGTAATGAGAGATTAGAAAAAGGTCTCAAATATATGGTTAAATCAATGAAGGGTTATCGTTCGCTTATCCAATTCTTTAGAGATGGTGGTGTTGACCCGTGGGGTGAAAAAACAAAAGGAAAATTAACGGTACTTCCACCGGTAGAACAATTCCTTATTTCAAGAGAGAAAAGGTTATTCAAAGGGTATGAGGAATACAACGACATCACCCGACTCGGATTTGACTTGGAGACGACTGCTTTAGAACCTAAAGATGGTCGTATATTTATGATTGGAATCAAAACAAATAAAGGTTATCAAAAAGTTATTGAGTGTGCCGATGAAGACCAAGAAAGAAAAGGTTTAGTGGAATTCTTTAATATTATCGATGAACTTAAACCATCAATTATTGGTGGATACAATTCGGCAAACTTTGACTGGTTTTGGATATTTGAGAGATGTAAAGCTCTTCATTTAGATATCAAAAAGATTGCTAAATCTTTAAATCCTGCAAGACCTATCGGACAAAAAGATGGTATGTTAAAACTTGCTAATGAGGTAGAGAGATTCTCACAAACTCAATTATGGGGTTATAATGTGATAGATATTATCCACTCTGTTCGTAGAGCACAAGCAATCAATTCAAGTATTAAGTCAGCCGGTCTTAAATACATAACTCAATATATTAAAGCCGAAGCGCCTGACCGAGTTTATATTGACCATTTAGAGATTGGTCCGATGTATGCCAAAAAAGAAGAATATTGGTTAAATGTTGAGAATGGAAAATATAAAAGAGCCGATAATCCGGACTTCAATAATTTAGACACAAGATTCCCCGGTAAATACTTAAAGGTGACAGGTGATAATATTGTGGAGAGATATCTTGACGACGATTTAGAGGAGACGTTGACAGTGGATGATGAATTCAACCAAGGAACGTTTCTACTCGCATCGATGGTACCAACAACATATGAAAGAGTTTCCACAATGGGAACCGCAACTCTATGGAGAATGATTATGTTGGCTTGGTCTTATAAGAATAAATTGGCTATCCCCGCTAAAGAAGAGAAGACGGATTTCGTAGGAGGACTTTCTAGACTACTTAAAGTGGGATACTCTACCAATGTATTAAAACTTGACTACTCTTCATTATACCCATCCATTCAGTTGGTACACGATGTGTTTCCCGAGTGTGATGTAATGGGGGGAATGAAAGGTATGTTAACTTATTTCCGTAATGCTCGTATTATGTATAAAAACTTAGCGTCCGAATATAAATCAATTGATTCTAAAAAATCATTATCATACGATAGAAAACAATTACCTTTAAAAATCTTTATTAACTCAATGTTCGGTGGATTATCAGCTCCCCATGTTTACGAATGGGGTGAAATGAATAGTGGAGAACGAATTACTTGTACGGGACGACAATATCTTCGTCAGATGGTAAAATACTTCGTTAAACGAGGTTATACTCCTTTGGTACTTGATACCGATGGTGTTAACTTTAGTTTACCTGAAGGTGGTGTTGATGATAGAGTTTATATCGGGAAAGGATTAAATTGGTTGGTTAAAGAGGGTAAAGAATATAGAGGATATTATGCCGACACTGCCGAGTATAATGATTTGTTTATGAAAGGTGAGATGGGATTAGATTGTGACGGAACTTGGGATTCTTGTATTAATTTAAGTAGAAAGAATTACGCCACGATGGAATCCAATGGTAAAATTAAATTAACGGGGAACTCAATTAAATCTAAAAAATTACCATTATACATAGAAGTATTTTTGGATAAAGGGGTTAAATTGTTATTGGAAGGGAAAGGACAAGAATTTATTGAGTGGTATTTTGAATATCACCAAAGAATCTTTGACCAACAAATTCCATTAAAACAAATCGCTCAAAGAGCAAGGGTTAAATTGTCAGTTGACGATTATAAAAAACGATGTACTCAAAAAACAAAAGCGGGTTCGCTTATGAGTAGAATGGCTCACCTTGAACTGGTTATCAAACACGATTTAAAAGTATCGTTGGGTGATGTTATTAGTTATGTTAATAACGGAACTAAAGCTTCTCACGGAGACGTTCAAAAAATAACAAAAAACAATTATACTAAAAAAGAATTAGATTTATTTACATCTGTTAATGGTATGGAACCAGAAAACAAAACAAGCTCAACAATACAACTTAATTGTTATCTATTAGACCAAACCGAGATTGAGAATAATCCCGATTTAACCGGTGATTATAATGTTCCGAGAGCAATCTCAACATTTAATAAAAAGGTTGAACCTTTATTAATTGTTTTTAATAAAGAATTGAGGGAAAGTTTGTTAATTACCAATCCGGAAGACAGAGGGTTTTTTACTAAAACACAATGTGAATTAATTGGGGGTGTTCCGAATAAAGAGGGTGACCAAGATACGATTGAGGATTTATTAACTATCACCGATTTAGAATTAAAATTTTGGGAGAGAGTTGGTGTTAGTTCTGAATACATTTATGACTTAGCTGAACCAGGATGGGAAGAACATATTAGTTAAAACAGAAAAGGTGTCGAATACGACACCTTTTTTTATTCTAATTTTAAACCATCACTTGAGACGATATACCAATTATTTTCTATTAAATAAAATTCGACACAAGCTCCTTTATCAATAAAAATTTCATCATAATACTCATCAATTTTGTTTGAGCTTGGGGTGATATAAACTTTTGTTAATGCTTTGATGATTATATGTTCTGTAGTCTCCGAATCTAAAACTATCCTACATTCATTAACACCTTTGGCCAATATTAAAACCTCACCTTTAGTATTATAAACTTCGTCCGTGATAACTTTTTTTATATCTTGGACATTAACTTCATAAACTTCATTATAAAATCTTTTATCCCCAACTACTTTTTTTTCTGTTTGTCTATTTAAATTTAACATATTTTTTAAATCACATAAATTTGTCTTGGCATTGCTCTAAATTTCAAAGATTTATTTAAATTCTCTGCTAATAAAGCTTCTCTTTCCATCATTTTATCTGGTCGTAATCTCTCCAACCTTAATTTTAATTCTTCTTCAAGTTTTGATTTTTCGTCTGCACCTTCTGTTGCTAATGATGCGTAATCCATAGTTAATTCACTATCCGGTGTTTTAACATTCCCACTAAATTTACCTCTAACTCTTGCCAATGTTTGTTTTACATATGCAGTAAACCATCTTCTAACCCATTGTTGAGCAGGGTTATTTAAATCAACCCAAGAAATTTCTTCAAATGGAACATCAGAAGGGAGTGTAATAATATCCGGATTTGCTTTTAAACATTTATCTCTATCCGCCGGACCAACATCGTAGTACCAATACCATACCTTACCTCTTGTTAATGTTGAATTACCAAAGTCAAATTTACCACCTGGTGTATTCATTAAGTGTAATGCTTTTTTACCATCAGGAAGTGCGGTTATTCTATATGTTAATTCACCTGCGATTATTCTTCTTTGAATATTAATTTCTTGCATTCTCAATAACATATCAAAGGCCGGCATCATAAAAAACGAACCTGACATACCCATTTGTGAAAAACCACCAGGTCCACCTAAACCACCGGCACCTAAAGCTCCGAAAGTCCAAGGGTCAAATAATAAATTATTAAGTTCTGCGGGGGTAAACCATAAAACCTCATTAATTTCTCTATTTGCAGGAATTTCATATATTTGTTGATTCCGTTCAAGTTGTATATAATCTTTTTTAAGTTCCCAATCACCACCAGCCTGTAATCCAACAATTTTAGAATACGCATAGGTGTATCTTGTTTCAAAATCTAAACTTTTTGTTATAAAAGCTTTTGATAATGATTGTGTATCAAGATTAAGATTATATAAGGATGTCCATTGGGATTCTATTAACCAATCTTGGACATATTGGGAATAATCACCGATAGATAATTCTAACAAACTATCCATCATTTCGTCCTCAATTTCTATTGAGCGAAGTGGTGCACCAAGTAAATGTTTAATTCTCGTGTATAACGCGGTTCTTTGAGGTTCTGGGATTATTGACATAGTTCTTTTTATTTATAAATATCAATTTAATGAATAAATTAAATCTCCTTTAGGAAAAACATATTGTCCATTAACGATTTTTGAATTTTTATTTCTGAAAATTAAAACATCTTTATTATTTCTAGTAAAAATTAACCAATCTGTGTAGTATTTTTTAACGGCACCTGAACCAATAACGGTAATTTCTTCACCGGTAGCTTCAATACTTCCAAATGGCTTTATTTGACTACTTAATTTTCTACCGTTAATGATGACTTCACAATCTACACCACCAATCATATCGGCTTTACTCCCTAATTTACCAATGGCGTTAACATTATCTTTCCCAAATTTTTTCTTTAAAATCTCAACTGTTTTATCTTCACGAGCTTGTCCCCAAGTATCGGTTTGGGTTAAAACTTTCATAATGTTTTGAAATGTTGCTGAAGTTTGTTTAAATATTCTAAATTTATATTCGTGTAAGAAAATAAGGAATTTTTTAGTTTCCTCAATTTGTTCAGCAGGTTTTAAACCAACAATTTTAATTTCAGGTAAATTTGCGGATTTTAAAACTTGATTTGTGTCGTTAAGAAGAACACAGAAACAACTATAGTTTGTGTTTAATTTATTTAAGACAGAACGACCATCTCTTTCTAAATCATAGACCCCCGACATTTCACCTTTAGCGTATTCACCATATCCATAATAGTTATCCGGAAAAACTTCTTTAAGGATGTGATTAATACCTTCCATAAAAATTCGTTTAATTTTCGGGTTGATATTAAAAACCATACGAATAGCTTCGTTTTCTTCTCTACTACATCTTTCTGATTTACCTTCAGAAATTACAGATTTAAAATTTAATGATTCATTTAGTTTAGTCTCAATTCTCATTGTATATAGTTTATTAACAAATTCCCAATTAACACATTTCCAAAAATTCTTAATATAGTCATTTTTTTTATTTCTATATTTTAAATAATATGCGTGTTCCCATAAATCTAATCCTAATATTGGATAACCTCCGTCGTCTATAACATTCATAAGAGGGTTGTCTTGATTTTCTGTGGTTACGATTTTTAGGGTATTTCGTTTTGTTAAAACTAACCAAACCCAACCTGAACCAAATTTTTCTTGAGCAATTTCCTCAAACTTATTTTTAAACTTGACAAAGGTAGTGAAATCTTTTTTAATTTGCCTAATAATTTCACCATTTGGTGTTTGTTTTTTTGGGGTTAACATTTTCCAAAACAATGCGTGGTTAAAAGCTCCTCCGGCATTGTTCCTAATTGTCTTATCAAATCTACTTATTGATTTAATAATTTCTTCTAATTCTAAATCACCATAATCTTTCTTTTTAAGGGCTGAATTTAATTTATCAACATATCCTTTATAGTGTTTATTATAATGGTAATTCATTGTTTCAGCATCAATAAATTGTTTTAATGCTGAATAGGCGTAGGGTAATTTCTCTATCCCTATTTTTTTCATCTCATTAATGAACATTTGTTGATTTTCGTAGGTTTCAACTTTTTTTAGTTCTTCTGTTATGAGATTGATTTTTTCTTCAATCTTTTTCATTTGGCTTATTTGTTATATAAATATCTTAACAACCGAATTAACCTCGGTTGTTAATTTTATTCATAAGTTCTCCGATGAAATCACCCTTCTCTTCTATATTATCGCCCATTACGGTATTAATATTTTGTTTCTTATGATTCACCATATCATAAATGATTCCTTCTATACTATTATAGAATATTGGGTAATAAACTGATACCGAATTTTTTTGTCCATATCTATATGCTCTATCCTCAGCTTGTGCTAGGTCACCAGGAACAAAAGATAAGTCATTGATGATTACAGCTTCAGCGGCGGTTAAAGTTATACCAACTCCGGCTGCCTTCACATTACCAACAAACACTTTAATCTTTTCATTATCTTGAAATTGGTCAACAGCGTATTGTCGTTGAGGTTTTGATGTTGAACCATCTAATTTAACCGCAATTTTTCCAAAATGTTCGGCAATCTGATTTAATGTGTCCGTAAAATTGGTGAAGATAATAACTTTTTTATCCTGTTCTAAAATGTTTTCAGCCAACTCTATTGTGTCTTTAATTTTTTCTTCCGCAATGACTTGACGAACTTTCATTAACTTACTGAACTGAACGGTAAGTGATGTTGATTCATCAGGGTTTTTATTATACCAATCATAATATTCACCCATCAACCCTTCGTAAAGTTTTGATTTTAATCTTAAATAAATTGGTGTGATAATTTTTTCAGGTAAATCTAAAACTTCGGTTTTTAATCTTCTTAAAACTTGTCTTGATGTTCTGTCTCTTAATTCTTCCAAATTTGATGCTCCCGAAACATTCCATATTTTTCTTTTTCCTGCCATAAATTGATAACCTTGACAATATCGTATTGCGTAAGCCATCCAATTTTGGGAAACCGGACTCTCAATAAGAGATAATAGGTTAAAGTAATTCATCGGACGATTTGTCATAGGTGTCCCCGTTAACAACCACACTCTTTCACAATTTTTAGCAAAACTATTAACAAGTTTAGTTCTTGCCGCTTGTCCATTACTCACATAATGAGCTTCGTCCAAAATAATTAAATCAAAATTTCCTTGAGTGATTAAAGATTCTGTTTTACCTTTAAGGTCGTAAAAATTTTTAAGGATATCGTAATTCACAATCACAAAATCGTGTTCTATTGAGAAATTCTTACCTTCAGAAATATAAACACTTCTATCGGTATAGTTCTCAATCTCTCTTTGCCAGTTAATCTTTAGGGATGCCGGACAAACAATTAATATTTTCTTCGCTCCCGTTTCTAATGCGGCGATAATGGTGGAAGTTGTATTATGAGTCACAATACCGTGCTCAACAACATATAATTTGTCCGGAGAATCAACCGAAATACAAACACAATCATCCTCACCAAATTTTTCAATATTTTTAATGTATCTACCGGTTGGGTATTTTTTAGGGTCAATATACCTTTCCGATTTTCGTTTTAATCGAAACGGATTCATACCAGAAGGTAACTTAATGTTTACCCTATATGATAGTTTTCCTTTTAATTTTTGACCTTTATATGTATAAGTTGGTATACGACTCCTAACTCTCGCAACCCCCCCAAGAGTATGAACAATTTCAACAACATCATCACACAATTTTTTAGACACCGTCGAATATTCTGTTCCGTGAAAATTATTGTTTTTACCTAACATACAGTGACCATCAGTATCCATTAACCCTTGTAATATAGACAATCGATTCTCAATGGAAGAATATTTATAAATTTCGGGAATAAATTTATTATGTGAACGAGTATGTTCAATCCCCAAATCAAAAAGTGATGTTCCTACATTAATATAACCGTTTCTTTTATTATCTTGAGGTTTATTTTCTTTTAATAGGAAAAGGTTAAATAACTCATCATAATCGTCCTTATGTAGTGAAAAATTAATATTTTTATTTTTAAATGACCCATCACCCAATCCTAAACCTAATAAGTAAGGGTCTATTGGTAAAACATCGTTCCGTTCAAAACGAATTGGTTTAACTATTGGTATTTGCCATTTATTATTACCGTTCGATGATTTATAGTAAGTTTCTATTTCATAATCTCTCGCTGAATTAACACCTTCACCCTTTATTAATATTTTACCCCCCTCAAACATTTGTTTTGTGGATAATACTAATGATTTTTTTATTCTATCGTTTTTTCTATTTTTACCGTAATTTGGTGAAGACACTGACCATAAATGTTCGTCTCCCGATAAAATCGAAAACTCGTCATTAAATGTTATTTTATATGTATCTTTTTTTCCTTGAGGAAAAACTCCGGTAACTTTACATTTATTACCATTAGAACCAATAACCTCGTCACCAATTTCAATATCGCCCATAGGTTTCATACCTGACGGCGTATATATCAATGTTTTTGTAGGTAAAAACTTACCCAAACCCATATCGTCGGCTAAAATAAATCTTTTTGAACCGGCAAGTTTCTCAATTGCAAGTTTTTGATGTTCAAGTGGGGGACGATTAGAATATTTTTCATAATCAACCACAACATCTTTAATTGTGTGTGTTTTAATTAAAGCACCCTTCGGTAACCAAAATTCGTTAATAGTTTCACCAGATAGAACTTTACCCCAAATATGATACGATTTTTCTTTCTCAACTAATAACTTTTCCACCCATACTTGTTCGGGAATATTTGTCAATAGTTTTTCATCGGCAATTTTTTTGGCGAAGTAGGGGTCTAAATCAACCCATCTTTTAGCTACCTTTGGGGTTACTTCGTGATAATTTATTATGTAGTCAGATTGTGCCCGAGTAGGGAAGAATCTTTTATTAGTTTCCTTTTGATGTTTTAATTTTAGGATATAGTTATTTGCTCCTTGATAAGTGTCAAGAAGAGATATTGCTCGTTGTTCTACTGTTAAATTAGAATTTTCAGATGTATTGTTTTCCAATTTTATTCTTTTAGTAGAAATATAACATATTTTATAATATTTATCAAGATATGAGAATGAGACAAGAGATATTAGACAAATTAATAAATAAAATGATAAAACACATTAAACCTAATGGTGTGTCTGAACTTATTTATACATTAGAACCTACTGACGATACTGGTGAAGAATATTATATGATGGTAACATATGTAGTCCCTGATGATAGTAAATATTTAAAAGTTAATCCAGATACTCAAGCAATCCCCATAAGGTACAGATATGAGTGGAATCGTGAAATACAAAAGACTATAAAAGATTATTTTGGTATTAATGTTATAATTAATAATTCAGGTACTCGTTCGGAATCCGAATACAAAAGACGAAAACAATATGAATAATAAAGTGCCCATCACAAGAATTGGAAAGTTCTTTGGAGCCGAAGATTTTAATTTAGAGGTTTCATTCGGTCAAGAATGGTTACACGGAGACATGAATTTTACCGTGGTTCTATATCGTATTGATAGATACAAAACCAAGACAGACGACATTTACGGAGAGGCGTCAGTTGATAGTATTAAGTTTCACCCTCCCGTTGAACTCAAAGGTTATGTCCAAATTTTGGCTCCCGAGAACAAATATTTGGGGACATCAAAATTAGACCAAATGGAGCCGGGTAATATGAAACTTTCTGTTTATCAAAGAGATTTGGATGAATTGGAAGTTGATATTAGTTTTGGTGATTATATCGGATACTATGAAACGGAAGATAAAGTAAGGTATTATACGGTTAATAATGATGGAAGGGTGACTTCAGATAATAAACACACAATCGGGGGGTATAAACCTTTTTATCGTAGTATTATTGCTTCACCGGTAATGAATAATGAATTTAGAGGTCTATAATGAAAATATTAATAACAGAGAGTGTATTAAATTCAATTATTGAAAATTGGTTAAATAAAAATTATGGAGATTTAGAAAGATTTAATCGTACTGAATTTAGAGAAATTTATTTATCTAAAAATGGGAGGTTTAAAATTATGTATAATTTGAGAGGTAAACAATTATATATTGTTCGTGAAATATGGGATTTTATTAGTAATATGTTTAGTTTAGATTATGAAGAAACGGGAAAATTTTTATTGAATTGGTGTAATGATAAATTTGGATTTAGAGCAAAAGTCTTTTATAGAGTAGATGAAATATGAAAATATTAATAACAGAAAATAAATTATATAGAACAATATATAATTATCTTGAAGATACTTTTGATGTAAGTAACATAGATTATTTTCATCCAACCACATGGAATGATGATGAATATGATGATGAAGAAAATCCATACATAAGAGAATATTTTTATCATATATATGAAGGTAATTACGACCAAGATGGTGTTGCTTTTGTATATATTGAAGAAGAATATTATTCGGACGACGAATCAACTAATTCTTTTAGGGAAAAGGCACCAATATTAATTGTTAATGATTATGAAAAATTAACCAGCATATTTGGTAGTTATTGGATAGAACCTATGAAAGAGTGGTTTAAAGATAACTTTGATTTACCAGTAAAAACAATTGTATCCGACTAATGAAAATATTAATAACAGAATCTCAAGCAAAAAGATTATTTGAAATTTATTCAGATAACGATTATATCGGTAAAAAAGTTATGGTGTATTATAACTTACATAAACATACATTTTCAGTTAGATATAATAATAAAATAATTTTACATTCTGATTATGTTAAATTAGAAAATGTTGAATTTAGAGTTAGACCTGGAGGAAAAGACCGAGTTCGTTCTGAAAAACAAAAAAATGTTCATGCGTTTGTAATTGGAACTTTAATGGATTATTGTGAGTTCCCTTGTGAGAATTTACCGGAAGAACCTAACAATAATATTGTTACCTACAACCCATACAAGTATAATTCTTATGTTATGAAAGACACCGAAGAACCTATATTTCACGCCAATGAAGTGGAAATGATTAATTTAAAAAATAAAATTTTTATAACAAAATAAAGATGCCATTACCAAACAAAATAAAAAAACATATTCCGTTAACATCCTCAAAAACTCTTTTACCAAGAAGAGAAGAACTTTTGGATAAAATTAATAAAGACGGAACTTTCCTACCAAAATCAATTTTACATGCGGATTTGGATAGGGGGTTTTTGGATTTTGTTAAAAATGATTTAAAAACCGTTGTTGAGGGTAAAACCATATCAATGGTTGATATTTTGGTTACAACTCAAAATTGGTCACAATTCACAGAAACTTGGAATTTACAAAATATAGATAAAAATGTTGAGACCCCATTTATAACCGTAGTTAGAGTACCCGAAGTTAAATATGGTACAAATCCCGCAATAGTTTATAACATACCAAACAGAAAACAATTTTTTTACGCTCAAGTACCAACTTGGGACGGACAAAGACACGGGTCGGATATATATAAAATACCTCAACCAGTTCCTATTGATATTTCATTCGTTGTTAAAATTATTTGTAATAGAATGAGGGAATTAAATGAATTTAATAAAAATGTACTTGAGAAGTTTGCATCAAAACAAGCTTATACATCAATCAAAGGACATTACATTCCAATCGTTATGGGAAACATTTCGGATGAATCTGTAATGGAACTTGAGAAAAGAAAATATTACATACAAAGTTATGATTTCACTGTACTTGGATTTTTAATTGATGAAAATGAATTTGAAGTTTCTCCGGCAATTTCTAGATTATTACAGGTTGTGGAACTTGATAAAAATACAACAAAAAAACAAAAAAAATTAAATTCAAATCTAAGTAGTACAACTTTAAATGTTTTATTTACTGAAAATAATAATATTATTTCACAAATTTTTGATTATACCGCAGACTTAAATTTGGGTAAATCAATTAACATTGAGTCGTTTGATGTGTTCATTAATAATGAATATTATGGGTCTGATTTACCTCAAATACAAATCAACACAAACGATGTTTTAAAATTTATTGTGGTTAAAAAAGATGAGACTAAAGAGGCGTCAATTGTTTTAGAAAACCATTTAATTTAGTCCTCACCATAGATATCCTTTTTAGGAGAACACTTTTCAACAATTAATCTTTCCAAGAATCTATACATTTTGATTCCATTTTTTTCACAATAATTTTTAAGAATTTCGTGGGTTTCTATCGAAATCTTTAAATTTTTAATCTTTTTAATGTCTTTATCCATAGGTAGAAAAAAGGTAGAAAAAAGTCTACCTAAAATATAAATAGTTCGCACAAAGTAAAGTCTTTTGTTTTTTTTCAGAATATTTATCAATAAAAATAAATTAATAAATAAAAACAACAAAAAAAATGGCATCAAACAGTAAAGTATTCGTATCTCCTGGAGTATATACTTCTGAAGTTGATTTAAGTTTCGTAGCCCAAAGTGTGGGTGTAACTACATTAGGTATTGTTGGTGAAACCTTAAAAGGTCCTGCCTTCGAACCTATTTTTATACGAAATTTTGATGAATTCTCGGCGTATTTTGGAGGAACTTCCCCTGAAAAATTTATAAACACACAAATACCAAAGTATGAGGCGTCCTATATCGCTAAAGCATATTTACAACAATCTAATCAATTATTTGTAACTAGAGTTTTAGGTCTTTCCGGATATGATGCGGGACCATCTTGGTCAATCACAACAAAAGCAAATGTAGACCCAACCACAATAGATTTTTATTGTGATGTTCCAACAATAGTTGATTGTGTTGATGGTTGTGAAAGTTATTTAACAACATCATACACATATACTTTTTCAGGTTGTAACGATAGTTTATCATCTATTAGTGTGATTGATACGGATTTACCTAATTACTTATTAAATAGGTTAGATTTACCGTATGAATTATTTGATGGTAGTATATCAACTCTTAGGTCAGATATTAACAATTTAATATTTAACTCTATTAGTGGAGAATCAAATAACGGTATTTCGTATTTTGGTACAATACCAACAGACGTATATACCGGATTAACCTCTTATTCACCATCAACAAATGTGTTTGGTGTTGATAATGTTAGTTCAGATTTTTCAGATTATATGGCGGCTCAAAACGACCCTTGGTATTATTCATTGTTTGATAACATTGGAAGTGGTTCTTATACAGGGTCATCTTTTTATAGTATTGTAGATTCATTAGTTCCAACATTTACCTCTTCAACCTGTTCAACTTTCTTTGAATTTAGTGTGGGTGGATATGTTTTATCATTTGATGATTTGTCTCTTTCAGGAGGAACAGGATATTCTGTGGGTAGTGGTACAACAACAACTGATGGTTATGGTGTTGGATTAACTGTTAGTGTAACAGTTGATTCAGGTCTTGTAACCGGAGTAACCATTAATACACCAGGTACCGGATATCAAGTTGGTGATACAATTACTATAATACAAGGAGGTTCAGGAAATGATGCTCAAATTGTTATATCAGATTTAAGTGCTACAACAATTGGTAATATAAACTACAACACTTATAAAATAGATGTTATTGTTCCGTCGGGAATAGATTTATCAAACATTGTTTGTGGATTTGAAACTTGTGTTCCTGACGAAAATGTAACAATCTCAGCAACAACTCAAACAAGTGGTGAAACGGATAATGATTTCTCTAACGGATGTTTAGAATATGTATTACTTTCTCAAGATGGTTCAACCGAAACTACTTGGACTGTTTGTGTTCAAATTGAAGTACCGTGTAATGTTAATATTAACGGAAATACTGGAACACCTAATACTGGTACAACTAAATCTTGTTATTCGGGAACAGTTTTTGGTGAAGTATTTGTTTACACGGGAACTTCTTACACAGATTTTGACGATTTAGTTATTGCAACTCTTCGTTCAAGAGGTATAGCGACTTATGGTAGTGATGACGGAGCAGTTTATGAAGTATCAGGTTTAACAGATGTATCAATGGATTGTACTTTGACTTATTCAGGAGTAACTAAAAACCCATTTTCAACCTTTGGTTTAAATATTACAAATAAAGATGGTGAGTCATATTTCTTTGAGACTTCATTACAAAATTCGGATTCTAAATATATTAGTAAAGTTTTTGGTTCATCTAATTTCGCAAAACCAAGAACAACAGTTCCGTTATTTGTAGAAGAAAGATATCAATCTTTATTAAATTATGGATATAGAAAAGGATTTATTAGAGGTTTAAATTGTGATTTAACATCTTTACCAAACGCTAGACAGGGTGTAGACCCAACATCAATCGCTTGGTACTTGGAAAAATATCAATCACCAACATCTCCATGGGTTGTTTCTGAATTAAGAGGTAATAAAGTTTATAACTTATTTAAATTCACAACAATTGCTGATGGTGACTCTGCTAATACAGAGGTTAAAATATCTATAGCAAACATTTCATTTAATAACGGAACTTTTGATATATTAGTTAGAGATTTTTACGATTCCGATAGTGCTCCTGTAGTTCTTGAAAAATTTACAAATTGTAATATGAATCCTAATGATAATTCATTTGTGGCTAAGAAAGTTGGTACTATGGATGGAGAATACGAATTGAATTCTAAATATGTTATGTTAGAACTTAATGAAGATGCTCCGGTAGATGCACTTCCTTGTGGATTTTTAGGGTTTAATTCTAGAGATTATGCGGGTGTTAAATCACCATTCCCAATCATAAAAACTAAATATGATTATCCTGGTGAGGTTGTTTATAATCCCCCATTTGGATTAGGTTCAGGGGCAGATGACGCAACTAGAAGTGGTGGTGACAATGTTAGAAGAACTTATCTTGGTATTTCAGATAGTATCGGTATTGATGCTGATTTCTTTGGATATAAAGGTAAACAACTACCATTAGATGTTTGTAATGATACAACAGGTGATGATTGGTCAACTAGAACTAAAGGTTTCCATATGGATAAAGACGCTAATAGTATCTTAATCCCTAATACTTTTGCAACAAGTGGTACACCGGCATTCTATGTTGGAGACGCAACATTCACAAAAGACCCTGATAACGAATCAAGTCCTTACTATAGACTATATTCTCGTAAATTTAGTTTCCTTGTTCAAGGAGGTTTTGACGGGTGGGATATCTATAGAGAATACAGAACAAATGGTGATACATTTGTATTAGGTAGAAATGGTTACTTACACGGTTCTTGTCCATCAATTAAATATCCTACAGCAACAGGTTGGGGAGCATTTAAACAAATCACGGTTGGAGACAACAGTCAAGATTGGGGTAACACTGATTATTACGCATATAAATTAGGTCAACAAACTTTTTCTAATCCTGAGGCGGTTAACATCAATCTTTTTGTAACTCCAGGTATTGATTACCTTAACAATTCAGATTTAGTTGAAAGTGCTATAGATATGATTGAGAACGATAGAGCGGATTCGTTGTATATCACAACAACCCCTGATTACAATATGTTTGTACCATCTACCGGAGACCAATTAGATTTAATCTATCCTCAAGAAGCTGTAGATAATTTAGACCAAATAGGTGTAGATTCTAATTACACAGCAACTTACTACCCTTGGGTATTAACAAGAGATAGTGTTAATAACACTCAAATCTACTTACCGGCAACGGCTGAGGTTACGAGAAATTTAGCATTAACTGATAATATTGCTTTCCCTTGGTTCGCTGCGGCGGGTTACACAAGAGGTATTGTAAATGCGGTTAAAGCGAGACGTAAACTAACTCAAGAAGATAGAGATACACTTTATCAAGGTCGTATTAACCCGATTGCTACTTTCTCTGATGTTGGTACTGTAATTTGGGGTAATAAAACTCTTCAAATAAGACAATCGGCTTTAGATAGAATCAATGTTAGAAGATTATTACTTCAAGCTCGTAAATTGATTTCTGCGGTGTCTGTAAGACTATTGTTTGAACAAAACGATGCTAAAGTAAGACAAGACTTCTTGGACGCTGTTAATCCTATTTTGGACGCTATCAGAAGAGATAGAGGTTTATATGATTTCCGTGTAACAGTATCGTCAGACGCTGCTGATTTAGACAGAAATCAAATGACTGGTAAGATTTATATCAAACCAACTAAATCATTAGAATTTATAGATATTACATTCTATATTACTCCAACCGGAGCTTCTTTTGAGAATATATAATTAAAATTGTTATGACTGACCGGTGAATTCCGGTCGGTTGTAATATAGCCATACAAAAATATATGTTAAAAAATAGAAAATTAATAGAAGGTATTGATGAAACAGGGGCTCCTGATGAAAAATACTACGCATTTGATTGGGACGACAATATTGTATCTATGCCAACTAAAATCGTATTAAAAGATGAAGATGGTGATGAGGTGGGTATGTCAACTGAAGATTTTGCGGAACACAGAACTGAAATTGGTAAAGAACCTTTTGATTATGAAAACCATAAAATTGTTGGATTTGCCGACGAACCATTTAGATATTTTGGTATAAAAGGTGATAAACAATTTATTGTTGACGCTATGTTAGCTAAACCAGGGCCAGCTTGGCCTGATTTTGTTGAGGCAATTAACAACGGGTCAATTTTTTCAATCGTGACTGCTAGAGGACACACTCCATCGGTACTTAAAGAAGGTTGTTATAACTATATTGTTTCTAACTTTAATGGTATTGATTCTGAAGAATTAATAAAAAATTTAGAGAAATATAGAGATTTGGCAGATGAAGAAGAAATCTCTAAAAGTGAGATGATTAGGGAATATTTAAATTTATGTAGATTTTACCCAGTGACTTTTGGTGAGGGTTCCGCTGTCAACCCAGAAGAAGGTAAAATTAAGGCATTAAAAGAATTTGTAGAATATGTTAAAAAAGTTTCTAATCATATCCAGAAAAAAGCATTTTTAAAAAATAAGATAAGTAATTATTTTATACCTAAAGTAGGATTTTCAGATGATGATGTAAGAAATGTTGAAGTAGTTAAAAAACATTTTGAAAAAGAACCAGAAAACATAATTAAAACTTATTCAACAGCAGGAGGAATAAAAAAAGAATATTAAATAAAAAAACTAGTAATAAAAATCTAGTTAGTTATGCTTAATTATAATTTTTAAAGTTTTAAAAGTAAATAGAAAAAATTTTAATTGAGGATATTTATAAGAATAACAATAAAATAAAATAAAATTAAAAACAATTTAAAATGGCTGATTTATTAATGAAAATGCCCATACCGTATGAACCTAAAAGACAGAATAGGTTTATTGTTCGTTTTCCATCTTCTTTGGGAATTAATGAATGGTTTGTTGAAACCGCGGCTAGACCACATATTACAATTAACGCAACAGAAATTCCTTTTCTAAATACTTCAACATATGTTGCTGGTAGATTTACTTGGGGAACAATTAATGTTAAGTTTAGAGACCCAATTGGACCTTCAGCGTCTCAAGCTCTTATGGAGTGGGTTAGATTATGTGCTGAATCTGTAACAGGTAGAATGGGATATGCTGCGGGATATAAGAAAAATATTGATTTGGAAATGTTAGACCCAACAGGTGTTGTTGTGGAAAAATGGATTTTAGAAGGTTCGTTTTTAAGTGATGTTAACTTTGATTCATTAGGATATTCAACCGATGCTCTTGCGTCTATTACGGCAACAATTCGTATGGACCGTTGTATATTAGTTTATTAATTTTTTTACATACCCTTTACATCCAAAATAAAAATCCATATATTTATCGTGTAATACGGTAATGTATGGATTTTACTTTTTTCACAACAAATAATAAGTCGGGATATAAGACAACAGAAAAATGGTTGTCAATTAACCATCCTCAATTATATAAAAAAATAATAGATTATTCTATTGATATCTCTTTGGATTTAATTTTTAAAGAAAAAATATGGTTTTATTATAATAATCTTTTGGAAAGACCAAAATGTGTTACTTGTGGTACGGAATTAAAATTTAGAAATAGATTTGATAACCCATATGGTGAATTTTGTTCTTTAAACTGTATTAATGGTAATAAATTAGAAATGGTTAAACGACAAAAAGAAACCTTTCAAAAAAAATACGGGATTGACTTTTACCCACAACACAAAGATTTTATAACTAAACAAAAAAAAACCAAGTTAATTAACTTTGGTGATGAAAATTATAACAATATAGAAAAAAGTCAAAAAACTAGAATTAAAAAATATGGAGATAAAAACTATAATAATATTGAAAAAAATAAGAAAACTTGTTTAGATAGATATGGTAATGAAAATTATAGTAAAACAAATAACTACAAAAATAAAATAATTCAAAGTTTTAAGGAATTATATCCGGATATTAATTTTATTGACATTAAAAAAGAGTCTGTAAGTATCTTATGTCCTATTTGCAACGAGGTTTTTGAATCGTCAAAACAATTATTATATGAAAGACATAAAAGAAATTATATTATTTGTACTAAATGTAATCCTATAGGTTCTTCAAATAGAAGTGGATATGAAAATGAAATTTGTGAGTTTTTAAACAATTTTAACATTGATTATGAAACAAACAAAAAAATACCGAATAAGAAAACTGAAATGGATATATTTTTACCAAAGTTTAATATTGGTATTGAAGTGAACGGGGTTTATTGGCATAATGAATTATTTAAAAATAAAAATTACCATTTACAAAAAACTATTGATTGTAAAGAAAATGAAATAAAACTTATTCACATTTTTGAAGATGAATGGTTATATAAAAAAGAAATTGTTAAATCAATATTAACGGGTAAATTTGGATTAATTAAAAATAAAATTTATGGAAGACATTGTGAGGTAAAAGAAATTACATCAAAAGTATCAACCAAATTTTTAAATGATAATCACATACAGGGGAATGTTAACTCAAAAGTAAAATTAGGGTTATTTAAGGACGAAACACTAGTTTCTGTTATGACATTTTCAAAAGGTAGGATTATAATGGGGGGTAAAGAAACTGAATGGGAATTAAATCGTTTTTGTAATTTATTAAATCATAATGTAATTGGTGGGGCATCAAAATTATTAAAATATTTTGTTAAAACATATCAACCCAATAAAATTGTTTCGTATTCAGATATTAGGATATTTGACGGGGGAATGTATGATAAATTGGGGTTTAAAAAAATATCCCAATCAAAACCAAATTATTGGTATGTTGTTAATGATTTACGAAAACATAGATTTGGGTATAGAAAGTCAATATTAGTTAAAGAGGGGTTTGATAAAAATATGACGGAACAAAAAATTATGTTTAATAGAAGAATATATAGGATATATGATTGTGGGAATATTAGGTGGGAATATATTATTTAATGTTTATTAAAAAAAGATGTTAACTATAATTATATATAAACAATAAGTTATATGGAACAAGATTTAATTAACGCAGCGACTGAAAATTTTTCATTACCACACGACATAGTAATGCTACCTTCTGGTGGGATATTTTACAAATCAAAAAAGAAATCTATCAAAGTCGGTTATTTAACCGCTAATGATGAGAATTTTTTAATGGGGGCGTCTCAAAATAATAGTAATATTATTATGACTTTATTAAGAAATAAAATTTATGAGCACGATTTAAAACCTGAAGAGTTATTAGATGGTGATGTTGAGGCTATTTTAATTTTCTTAAGAAATACTTCATTTGGTCCTGAATATAATGTAAATTTAGTTGACCCAAAGACATCTAAACAATTCCCATATACAGTAATTCTTGATGAATTAAATATTAAGAAAACTAGTGTCCAACCAGATGAAAATGGGTTGTTTACTACAAAACTACCTAAAACAGGACATACCGTAAAATTAAAACCTTTATCTTACGGAGACATTCTTAATCTCTCAACATTAGAGGAGTCTTACCCAGTGGGTAGAACAGCTCCTGTTGTTACTTGGAGATTAGCTAAACAAATTGTGGAAATTGACGGTAATTCAAATTCTGGTGATATTTCATTATTTGTTGATTCATTACCAATTATGGATTCAAAATATGTTCGTAATTTCATTAAAGAAAACCAACCATCATTAGACTTAAAACAAACAGTAAAAGCCCCTTCAGGAGACTTGGTAACTTTCGAGATTACCTTTGGGGTGGAGTTTTTTCGGCCTTTCTTCTAATTACCGACAACTTCTAGTAGAAGAATATTATTTACTAGCTAAATTTATTAGAACATCATATAATGATTTTAACATCATGCCAACCTATATGAGAAAATATTTAATTGATAGAATAATCGAAGACAATACGCCAAAACAAGAATAATAAAATTGTTGTTGGCGTATTTATATATAAACACAATTTGATATGGCAGATATAGACGATAAGGATGGTATTATAGGTTCATTCAAGCAAACTATTAAAGAACTTGGTGATGCCTTTTATACTAATTTAGACCCGACAAACATTAAAGACATTTTACATCAGGTAGATACTGCGGCATCTCAAGTTATGACAACTATGGGTGTTAGTAATCAAAATTTGATTGCTATAAAAGCGTCTATGGGTGATGCGGCAACTAGTGTTGCGTCGTTAGGTGGTCAATTTAGTGATATTGTTGACATACAAACTAAAGCCGCAACAACTTTAGGTAGAAATTTAATACTTACATCAGAATCTTATTCTAAATTATATGCCGCTCAAAAAGTATCTGGTCAAAGTATTGAAAGTATTACGACAGGGTTTAAAGATGCGGGGTTTTCTATGTATGACGCGTCTTCCCAAATGGAAAAAGTTGTTTTAAAGGCGAATAGTTTAGGGGTTAATTCTTTAACAGTTTCTAAACAAGTTGTTGAAAATATGTCATCACTTAACAAATTTAATTTTGCTAATGGTGTTGAAGGTTTGGCAAAAATGGCTGCACAAGCAACCAGTTTAAGGATTGATATGTCAAGTACTTTAAGTATTGCTGACGGTCTATTTGACCCTGAAAAGGCAATTTCAATGGCTGCGTCAATGCAAAGATTGGGTGTTGCTCAAAGTGATTTATTAGACCCCCTTCGATTAATGGATTTGGCTCAAAATGACCCAGCGGAGCTTCAGAACCAAATTGCTAAAATGAGTGAACAATTTGTTCGGTTGAATAAAGATGGGAACTTTGAAATTATGCCGGGAGCTAAACGTCAAATGAAGGAGATAGAATCCGCAATGGGATTACCGGCGGGACAATTGGCTAAAATGGCTTTAGGTAGTGCTGAATTAGCTGAAAAAATGAAAGCTATTAAGTTTCCGGGTGGAGATATAACTGAAGACCAAAGAACTATGATTGCCAATATGGCGGAAATGAATAAAGGTACTGGAAAATATGAAGTTAGTTTTACAGGTG